ACTCAAACAATGTGTTGAGTGTTTGCAAACTGTGTGCATGACTTTCGTCGTGATTTCTAAATGTCATAATTGTATATCTTCCATACCGGCGGCTCTCAGTCTTACCACATGTCCCAACATGAAGTTTTTACTTTCCATCGCTTTCATGATACCCAAAAAACGATTGCGTAATAGCGCAACTTCGTTGATGATGGTTTCAAAATCGATCACTTCATCTTCACCGTCCACATACTTTTCAGCGTCTCGGCTGGTCAGTGCCCGAGCATATCCTTCTAGATACTTTTGAAAATGTCTACGTCGAATCTTGCGCAGTTGAATATTTAAGTAGTTTAACACTGCTTCAATTTCTTGTAGTTGGTTGAACCGATGTTCGGTGATGCCCGGTAGTGCTGTGATATTTCGTTCAACCATGCCGCCAATGGCACAGTCGCGCCTGGCGGCCACCAGTTCATTTTCGTAGTATGCAATAAAATCTGGAATTTCTCCAAGATCAGCGGTGACGCGATTATACCACATATGTTATGTCCCGTACACAGTCATTTAACCATCCAGTCAATAAAGGACTGGGGTAATACAGTTGACGGCAATATGTTTCTACGTTTTGAAAATTCATTCACATACTCATTTAGATTACAGCGTTGCAGTTCAGTTGGGTCAGCTGCAATCGAATTGACAATTACAGACTTTAGACTCTCTGGCAACTGATCCACTGACTGTAGAATGTGGTCTTTACTGACAGGATCTAACACACTGATTGATAAAAAATCTGGGTCATTGCATGGGTAGTATCGCACTGTGGCATCTTCTGCATACTGTGCAAATTCAGCAAGGCCGTGGATGGTAAGATTACTTACAACACTGGCAAAACTATAAGATATTGCCAAGTCTCTAAGAATTTGAATATTTTCAGAGAAACGTTTCCAGGTATTGCCGTAACGCACAAATTCATAAAGTTGGTCAGTGGTTTCTGCGCTGATACCAATTTCAATTTGCTGTGCGGGCAACTTGTTGAGTTCCTGCACAAGCCGGCTACTATTAACCCCCAGTCCTGACTGTATTATCACTTTGATATGCGACGGAATTGACTTTACCAACTCTGCCAAGCCAAGATAAAGAAAAGGTTCGCCGCCGGTTATTATCACCTGACGAATAGTACTTGCCAGCAGTATACTGCGTATTTCGCTCAACAGATGCTGGGTCGCATCAGATTTGTTTAGAGCTTTTTGACTAACCTTCAGCAGAATACAATCAACGTTATTAAGTTTAAATCGATCGTCGCCAGTGTCTACTGAATGATATGTACCGTTGTCTAACAGGTCACGCAACCAGGCAGAACTGTATTGTTTACAACAGTACACACAGGTCATGTTGCAGTCATTTCCAACAATTATGTTCAGTTCTGTGGGACTTGCCTGTATGTCAGTTTCAACTACAACATCACTTTTAAAAACTAACCTGCGACTGGATTTTCCTTGACTTTCCGGCTGCCAACATGCTGTGTTACAACTGGCCACTGGCTGATTCTGTAACATCATTGTTCTTTCCTGCTGAAGATGAGGTGTGTTGAACAACTGCCCAGGATTCTGCTCAAGCCATGTCATATCGACTGTCACAGGATCGGCAGAGCAACAGCTTAATGTCTGCCGCTTTGCTAGATCAACAGACAACCACCAAAATTTTTGACTACAGTAAAAATTTCCATTGGTGGGTGTCATTACACTTAGTCTTCGTATTCGGAATCTAAATCATCTTCGTCTTCGTACTCTTCCTCTTCGGGTTCGTCGTCTAGGTCTCGAATGTACGAAGCTAGGGCTGTCTTGACATCACTGTCACCCTTGAAGGCAGCTCGAATGTCATCGGGCACACAGTCGTTATCCACCAAGACAGATACCAACACTTCGGCGGCTTCGTTGCGATCCACGTCGTGGACATATCTCTTAAGTTCGCCCCAAATTTCACTTGCTAAATCTACTGTCATTTTTACTCCTCTACGGTTATTTCGTCTGACACTGTTTTTTCCTCTTTCTGGTTAGCAAAGTCTGCCATCAGCTTGTCTAAACAGCCGTTTTCATTTGCTTCCCATTTTTTACGGAACTGCTTGATTATTTCGCCATCGCTTGTGGTGAACACCAAGCTATTGCCTTCTTTCTTGAGAAGGCCTTTCTTTTCTGCCAAGTCAACTAAACCCGAGTGCGGGCTCATGCCAGTTGCGTAAGGAATCTTGACCTGCATACCTTCAAACGGCTTGGCATAGCGTGTCTTCATCACTTTGCAACCGGCACGAATACCATTGACTTCGCTCACCTTGTTGCCATCCTCATCTTCTTTCAGCTTCATTTTCTTCATGGCAACCACAATACTGGATGCATAGATGAAGCCTTGTCCACCGCTGATCTTGTCATCGGGATCAAACATGTCTTGACTGGCGTAGGTGTGGTTGGTTGCCACCAGTCCAACGTTGTGACTACCAAACATGTTCACACAGTTACGCACTAAGGCTGTGAGTGCTTTGGGTTTACGTCCCATGTCTCCCTTCATGTCTCCGGCTTCGAACTGGTTAACGTCAGTGGGTGTCAATAACATGCCCAGTGAGTCAATGACCCACAACACCTTCATGCGTTCTTCATCCGGCAAGGCTTTGTAATCAATCATGAATGTAGAAATTGCTTTGGCTACATCGTCAATCATACTCATATTGAGTTTGAGTAACTTGCCGGGATCTGTGTCTACGCCCAATGCGTGTAACCAGGATTCGTCCAGTGCATTTTCTGTGTCAACTAAAATAACAAAGATGCCCTGTTCTTGTGCGTTCTTTACAATGTTGCCACTACAGATGTAACTTTTGCCTGCACCAGACTCGCCAGCAAACACAGTGACCTTGCCTAGGGGAATACCTTTGTTAAAGTCTCCAGAGATAAGATAGTTTAAGGCATAGTTGCCTGTGCCGATCCAGTCGGTGGGATCGTTGAATCCGATACTCAAGCCTTGAATGCTTTTAGTAATGTCCTTGCGGAACTTTGATATGTCAAATGGTTTTGCCATATATTTCCTTTAAATATTTGTTTTTAATTATGAGAATGCACAAGGAAGAGCATTCCTTGTGCATGTACTACATTACTTTTGCTGACGTGCGCGGATCATGGCCAAAATATCTTCGGCTTTCTGAGTAGGAGCTTTTGGTGTTTCCACTGGTGCAGACACTGGTGCAGTGGCCATGGGTGCGTCGTCTTCATCAAAGTCCGACACAGGCGCAGGCACTGCCTTTGGCACAGCAACACTGGCCGGTGCAGAATCGGCGCTGCCGGCCGGTGCAGACACCCCTGCTGGACGGAAGTAAGAACCCCAACGTGCTGTGTCGTAGGCTTGACCATCCACACTTGCTTCAAACATTTCTTTGATCACTTTGATCGCTGCTTCGTCTGGCTTCTTGGGCAAGAATGTGCTGAGATCAAAAAGACCGTGTGCTTCCACTGCTGCCTGTTCCACTTCTGTTAGCGCACTCTCTTTACGTGCCCACTTTGAAGTGTTGTAGTCAGCAAAGCCGCCTTTTTGTGTTTTTGTAATGCGGAAGTCCAGGCCACGTAGTGTGTCTGTTGGCAATTCTTCCAATTCTGGATCCATCAATGCACCTTTGATAATGGTAAACAGTTGTGGACCAATGATAAATCTACGAATGGGATTCTCTGGAGTTTTGTCGTCGCCAATGGGATTCTCACGCACAAAGCCTTGGAAAATGTAACTGCGTTTTTTCCAGTACTTACGACCCATGTCTTCTAGACTCTTGTCCTTGAACCAGCCACGCACTTCAGTAAGTACTGGGCAAGTCTCTTGCCACATTTCCATACAGGGAATTTGTACGTACACTTGTTTTGATTCCATTTCACCTTTGATGCCATTGAATGGCAAACGAATCATTGCTCGTTCTTGCCAAAAGAATGTGTTCTTGGAATTGCCGTCTGGGAGGAAACGGAGTGTTGTGGATGCGCCCTCTTCCATGTTCCAGTGTGGATAAATTGCGTTATCGCCACCAGTGGATGCGCCACCTTTGTTGTTGCCTTCTGAGGCTGCGAGACGTGCTCGGATTTCTGCTAATGATGCCATTTTAAGTTGCCTTTCTAAGTGTTATAAAATGTTTTCTAAGTTGCCTGTGATGCTGATGAAAAAAGCGTGTCACTGTTGTAGTGTACACGCTTTTGTTGTCAGTGTCAATGATATTTATGACGCATTTGCTCTAATGATTATTTTATGATCTAATCATTCCAGAAAGTTGACGCAACCGGTGTAGCACATCTTCTTCTACATCGTCGAACTTTTGTAATTTGCCAGAGTGTCCGTATTGGCCTTGTAACGATGCAGTTTCTTCCAATGGTGGGTTGCCGGTTGTCACTGCAATCTCTTCGCCCATGCCAGCCAATGATTGTTCAACCTGTTTGACCCAACCACTGACATCACTGCTACCAATTTCCTCTACGTCGCCCACAAAGTCTGCAACTTCGTCAATGGCGGCTGTTACTTTTTCTGGACCGTACTTGCTCAACAAATCCGAACGTTGCATTAAAATTCTACGTGTGATAGCACTGGCCACCGGACTGTCTTCCATGCCTTCTATCACATTTGGCTGAGAGTGTTGCATTCCTGACAATTCGCGCAAACGGCCAATTGTATCTTCTTCACCTTCGTACATGCCGCACTCCATCAAACCGTGTTCAGGGCAATGCTCACCTTCAGCAGTGTAGTTACATGATCCGTCTGTTTCTTCGCCAAATGCATCTTGTGCGGCGCTGCCTAGTTTGGCACCGGTGGCACCGCCAAGCACTGCTCCAAGCATGCCATCTTGCAACAACTTGTTGTTCATACCACCATCAACTGAATATTCTTCGTCATCCTCTTCGGCCACTGGCGGTGCAGGTGGTTCTGCCGTAACAGCAGGTGCTGCTGGAGCAACAGTCTGTGGAGCCAACTGCGTTGATTTGAGTGCATCTAGTACTGTGTCAAAATCATCAAATCCTTTGTCGGCCATGTCTTTAATACGTGCAATAACCAGGCTACGGCAATCAGCGTCAGGATCTTGTTCGGCCAAATCTTGCAGTTGATCAAACAGGATATCGTCTCCAACCAAACTGTACAGTTGTTCGGTTGCGTTGATTGCATCTGCGCCCACCGGAAATTCTTGTGACAGCAGTGCAATAAGTTCTTGCTGTTCTTCCGGTGTGTCAGGTGTTGCCCAGGTGCCTTCCAGCAGGTTGTTGGCCCAGGCTTCAAATATGTTTGCTTCTTTCATTGCAGTTCCTTGTTGTTGTATACGGGCCAAGATAGGCAAGGCCTGTTCGATTCGTGAGTCAATTGTTTCTTGTACAAATAGCGTTTTGATATCTTCAATGATCACATCTTGTTCGGTTATGTCAGCCGGATTCCAACTTTCAAAATAGGTGTTGTATCCACGAGCAGATGACAATCCTTTGAGGGTGCGACTCATAACAGAGTAGTACTGATTGGTTTCCGTTACCAAGTTGGCAGTATCGCCTTCAAACACACGACCATGACTGGCTCTGCGAAAACGACTCAGTACATTGAGTTCTTCCACCATGTTGGCAATGTGCTGTCCACGCATGTCGTAGGGTCTACCGCCTTGACGCACATGTTCTACCATGGCACGGCCGCCGGCCAAGTTACGGAATGGTAGTTTATAGCGTTCACCTTCGGCTGTTTCTAAGAACAGACTTTCAACTTGACGGAAACGTGCTTCATTCACTCCCATTGGACGTTTGTGACGTATCATTAGTCTGACACTATCCGGGTCGCCATTCCAACTCACATTTTTTGTGCCATTCCAACTTTCGTATAGGCCTTCTTTGAGTGCGGCCTGTCCTTGCATACTGTACTTGAGTCTGTTGATATTTTGACTGCCAAAAGTCATGAAATTCTTTGTGGCAAAGTTTTTAAGTTGATGCTGGAACTCATACCACTCTGTTTTATCTTCACTGTCCATTCCGCGTCCCACATTGTCGCCGCTGAACAATTCTAAATTTTTATTATCTCCCAGCATAACAACCACAGTACCATAGTTGGTGCCACCAGAACTGACAAATTCAAAACTGTAAATTTCAGCGTCTTCGGCTGAAGGTGCAGCCTTGCCACTGCTGTCTAGCATTTCTGGGTCAAAGCCACGTGTGACCAGTAGGTCAAAAAGTTGTCGTCCGGGAGTATTCTGTGCCATAGTGTTCTATTTATCTGAGTTCGGTATTAACGTAATGTGGCAAAAAACGGCATGGGTTCTATCATGGTGTCGCCAAAATCACGCATCTGCGAGTCCATTTCTGTGTGATAGTTCTGTAACAACTGCATCATACGTATGGCCAACAGTGTGCCCATTACCAAGTCGTCTGTTTCACCGGGTTTGGCAGCGTAACTTGTTCCATGTGCCACAAACGTTTTGAGTTCTGATATCAGCGGCGCACTATTGACAGTCATTTTTTTACTTTCCACTAGAATTTTTAACTTGCTACAGGCTGACAGTTTACTTTTGTGTGTGGTGTTGAAGCCTTTTCTAATTCTACGGCTGCCGCCGGCCACAGAGTTATCGCTTAGGAAGTAGCCTTCGATGTTTTCTTCACCAAACTCTGCAATAGAGATCAGCGCGGCTTCGCCAATGGTGTTGTTTTCTACCGAGTAATAAATGCTCTTAGAATCTTTTACAGTTTCATTGATGTGTTTGCACACATCGGCTAGGATGCGTATCTGTGCCGGAATAGTTGTTCGATTATGTCTCCATTCTGCTACTTGTATAGTGGTGTTGGCTTCAAACACCTGTATGGCCGCCGGATCGCCGCCGGTGCCTAAACTTGGATCTAGCGCCACCACATATAATTTGCCCGGTTCGGGTTCTTTGTACCATCGCACTTGCCCGGTTCTATACAAGGGCTCCTGTTGACCTATCATCTCAACCAATATAGCCGGGGCAATTAGTGTCTCATCATTGATAATAAACTCACAGCCAATTTCTCGACGGAAACGATCAGTGCC